CCTTAAGTTTCTTGTGCATTAGTTTTAAGGTTGTTTTGAGTTTTGTTTTTTTTACTGAACTGGTTTGAACTGGTTTGATTGCTGGAGGATTTTTGTGGGTAAACGTGGACCGATTGCGAAACCGCCATCACAGTTGCATGGGCGCTCAAAGCCCAATTTGACGTTGCTTGAGGGTGAGGACTTCGATCCAGGTGATCCGCCTTTTGCTCATCAGCGTGAAGAATGGGATATTTATTGGGGATCACCAGCTGGTGCTGTGGCTCGCCCTGAAGATAAACCTGCTGTTGTTCGCTTGTTTAAGTTACGAGCTAACTTTGAGGCTTCGTTGGCGATTGCTTCTGAAGAACCTCAAGTTAGTGGGTCAACAGGACAGGTGCGACCAAATCCTTTTTTTGATACGGCTTTGAAGTTAGAGACAGCGATTACGAGGTTGGAGAATGAACTTGGTTTGACTCCGAAAGCGCGGATCACTCTTGGGCTTTCAACAGCTCAGACAGCTTTAACGGTTGCACAGATAAATGAAAGATTGACTCCAGCTCCAGCGCCGACAGCTGTGGAGGCGTGGAGTATTGGAGGGATAGAAAATGGAAAACAAGGTTTGGCTGAAGAAGCCTGATAGGTGCTGTGGTTTGATTATTACCCACCGACATGAGTTTCACAGCCTATTTGTGAAGCAATGAGTTGGATTCGGACAAGTTCTGAAGCCCGAAGTGACTGGTTGCAGGAGTTGGATCATCGTGAAGAACGGTCAGATGGCTGGTTTGCTTCGTCTTGGATACAGGCAAACTGTGTTCACACTTCATCGAAGTGGGTTGGTAAACCGTTCGAGCTGTTGTCGTGGCAAGTCCGGTTGTTAGTTGAACTCTTAGAACTGGACCCGGAGGGAAAAAGAAAACACCGCTGGTCTTATATTTCACTCGCTAAGAAGCAGGGAAAAACAGAATTGTGTGCTTCGTTGGCTCTTTGGTTAGCTATGGGAGCTGGTGATGCTGTTACTACTTCGCCGTTGATAGTTGTTGCGGCTGGAAATGACGACCAAGCGGATTTGTTGTTCTCTGCGGCGAGAAGAATGGTGGAACGCTCACCGACTCTTTCGCAGGTGGTTCAAATTTATGAAGGCGAGCTGGTTATTCCAGAGATTGACTCAAAGATCATCAGGGTTTCCGCTTCAGCTCGAAAGCATGGCTCCAACCTAGATGGAAAGAACGTGTCGGGTTTGTTTTGCGATGAGTTGCATGTTTGGGAAGGTTCTAGGGGTGAGCTGGTGCATGGGACATTGGCTAGATCAACTGGAGCGCGTGAACAGCCGTTGATTGTTCAGCTGACAACAGCTGGATTTGATAGAACTTCTATCTGCTGGAACCAATACCAAAGAGCGAAAGAAGCAATCAGCAATCCTGAAGCTGACCCAGCTTTTTATTCTTTTATAGCTGAAGCTCCTGAAGGATGTGAACTGACAGACGACTCTTTTGAGAAAGCTAATCCTTCCTACGGCACGATAGTCAGTCCTGATTTTTACCGCGACCAAACCGGCTCAATGCCTGAGACAGAAGTTCGCAGGTTTTTCCTGAATCAATGGGTGACTATGGAGGAGCAGAACTGGTTGGGCGACCATCCTGGCGCTTGGTCAGCTTGTGAAGGTACGCCGGACATACAAGAAGGCGATCAGATAATTGTCGGTGTTGACGTTGCGTTGAAAAGAGACACCACAGCTGTTGTTCTCGCTACTCAAAAAGACGACAAGTTTCATGTGAAATCGAAAGTGTGGGAACCCAAAGATGGTCGCATTGACCACTTGGAAGTCATCAACTACATCAGGTCGCTTGATGAGAAATATCAGCTCCTTGAAGTTGTCTATGACCCTCGTTTCTTTGAAGTTCCAGCTTTAATGCTTCAGGATGAGAACATTCCAACAGTAGAGCTTCCGCAATCCCCTTCAAGGATGAGTGGAGTTGTTGCGAGTGGATATGACCTGATTGTCTCCGGGTCCATAGTGCATGACGGTGATCCGACTCTTGAAGATCATGTCACCTCAGCTGTTCGCCGTGAATACACGGACTATTGGACTCTTTCAAAAGGTCGCTCGAAGCGACACATTGATGCTTGCATCGCAATGTTGCTGGCTATTCACCGATTGCAGGTCGGCGGTACCGACTGGACACCTAAAGAACCTCCAAGATTGATAACGCTATGAAAACACCAGCTGTCATAACGGCAATAATTGTTGTCAGCTCCGTGATCTACAACTACTGGATCAAGAAATGACCAATCCTGGCAAACCTTGGGAAGCTATGTATCGCTCGCTTCTCTCTGCTTTATATAAATCAATTATTGACTTGAAATCAGACAAAAAAATTGCTTTGAATCTTGCTGTTGTTGTTAAAGCTCATGTTGAGAACATGGCGGATTTTGATGGAGTTCCTGTGGAGGAATGGGTTGATTATCGGGGTTGGAGGGATGAAAACGAGACAGGATACGAAGGCTAGTCATATTTATTGACAGTCATTAGTTGAAAACCGCTAAAAATCAGGTGTAAAACTGTCAAAATGGCGAATTTGAGCCAAAAACGGTGAAAAAAGGGAAAAAACTCCCTCATACAGCCCTTCTACGGCGTTTCCAGCGGTGCAGATGGGTCATAGGTCATGGAAAAATACGGTCTTTTAGGAGGGAAACAGAAGTGAACACATTTTTAGAGCTGACAGGAATTGGTCTTGTCATAGCTGGGTTGGTTCTCATTAGTTTGCCTGTCGGGTTAATTGGTGGAGGACTAGCTCTCGTACTAATTGGATTAGGAACTCAATGAGCATCATTCGCAGGGCATTCAGCCCTTCACAAGAACAAAAAAGGTCGATCTCTTTCCAAACTATTTTTGGGACAGGGCGTGACGTTTATGGACCCCAAACAGCTTCGGGAATGCCGATGTCTGAAGATGGGGCGATGAAGGTCACGACAGCTTGGGCGTGTATACGACTTTTAGCTGACACAATCTCCACGCTTCCATTGGATCAGATGATTCGACTTGATGGACAGCGCCGACCATTCAGACCAAAAGCGGCTTGGATAGATGTGCCTGATCCAGCTGATCCTTCTTTCACTATGCACTCTCTTGTGTCGCAAACGATGGTGAGTTTGTTGCTTGACGGCAACGCTTTCCTTCATGTGACTAGAGATGAAGATGGTGAAGTCTTAGCTTTAACAGTTCTAGATCCTCAAAGGGTGAGAATTGAAAGCGTAGGTCGAACCCCTATCTACAAAGTTTCGACATCAGGCAAAGAATACAGTTTGTCAATCGAAGAATGCCTTCATATTCCTCTTGTCCAACTCCCAGGAACACTTCGTGGAATGTCTCCGATAGATCAATGCCGTGAAGCTCTTGGATTAACTGCGGCTGGTGAAGATTTTCAAAGCCGTTACTTCGGACAGGGAACCAGCTCAACTGGTTTGATCGAATATCCAGGTGACTTGACAGCTGACCAAGTTCAAGCCTTGTCGGATCATTGGAAGGCAACTCATACTGGTCGCGCTAACGCTCACGCTCCAGCTGTATTGACAGGCGGTGCGAAATTCACGCCTTTAAGTTTTACAGCTGACCAAATGCAACTCTTAGAGCTTAGACAATTTCAAAGAGCTGAGATTTGTGCCATTTACCGTGTGCCAAGCGCTCTTGTTCAGGACAACCAACCAGGAGCCGTGTCATACGCTTCGGTTGAACAGCAGGCGTTGGCTTTCGAGAAGCACACTATTCGACCTTATGTTCAACTGATCGAGCGTCACCTTTCAAGACTGACAACTGGTAGCAGTTTCGTGAAGTTGAATATGGAAGGTTTGCTTAGAGGAGATCAAAAAAGTCGATATGAGGCTTTTGCGACTGGACTCAATAACGGTTGGCTCTCAGTTAATGAAATAAGACGCTGGGAAGATATGCGACCAGTTGACAATGATGCTGCCAACAAGTTCAGGATGCCTTTGAATATGGGCGAACAGGAGAATGCTTCTTTAGCTGTTTTGAAATCGCGTGTTGATATAGCAACCCAGCTGGTAAGTGCAGGATACGAACCTGAACAAGCGTCAGCGATAGCTGGTTTGGATATAGACCACACTGGGATTCCCCCATCAGCATTGCAACCATTAGCAATGTTGGACCCGGAGGAACCTTTGGATGCTTACATTCGAGAAATGCAGGAGGGAACTGAAATCACGGAGGAAAAAGATGCCTTGGTCAGTAGTGACTGAACATGCAGATTGTGACGGTTACGCAGTAATAAAAGATGGAGAGCCGGAGAATGTTGTGGGTTGCCATGACTCACAGTTTGAAGCTGAAGCTCAAGTCTCAGCTCTTTATGCGTCAGAATCGGAGGAAGAAATGGGAAGATCAGAACCAACAAAAGTTGAAATCAGGACAGCTCCAATAGAAGCTGATGAAGATGGGAGAAGTTTCTCAGGGTACGCCGCAGTTTGGAACTCTCCGAGTCTCCAGTTGCCGTTCACTGAAACGATTAAACGTGGAGCTTTCACCAAAACATTGGCATCAAGGAACAACGTGATGCTGTTACACGCTCACAACCCTGAGCTGATTCTCGCTACAACTAGAGCAAAAACCCTCACGCTCACTGAAGATGAACGAGGTTTGCAAGTAAAAGCTGACCTTCCTGACACCACTTGGGGCAATGATGTCGCAGAGTTGGTGAAACGAGGCGACCTAGGACACATGAGTTTCGGGTTTTCCGTTCCTGCTGGTGGCGACAGCTGGAGTGAAGATGGTAATGAACGTCAGCTGACCGAAGTACGCCTTCACGAAGTATCAACAGTCGGAAATCCTGCATATCCAGCTACTACCGCTGATGTCAGGTCACTTGCTTGTCCTGAGTGTATAGAAGATCGCAACAGCTGGACTTCCATCATGGAGAGATTCGCTAACAATGAACCTCTCAGCGTTGAAGAAGTCGATCAGCTAATCAAAGTAGCTAAAGAGCTACGAACTGGCGAGCCTGAAGTTGCTTACCCAGCGTCAATCGCTCGGATGCAACTCGAATTGAAAGCTCGTCTGTAAACAAGTCTGTCCGCGAGGAGCCTTGCGGAACAGGAGGGACAGAAGCAGGCGCGGAGCCGTGTCTGCTGTAAACCAACCAACAACATTAGGAGAAATTCAATGACTGAAAAGTCAACTTCTTATCTTGAAGGTCTTAATGAGAAAAGGCTCAAGGCGTATCATGCCATGTGCGAAGTTCTCGACAAGGCTGGAGAGGAAAAGAGAGAATTAACTGGTGAAGAAGAACAACTCTTTCAGCGGACTAACGCTGAGATGGATTCTTTGGATGAGGAAATTCGCTCGAAACTAGACGCGATGGATCGTGTCAAAAAGATTGAGGAAGAACGCTCAGAATATGAGGCTCTTATCACCCCAGTTGAAGCTCGTCATGCTGAAGAAATCGGAGTCGCTGACACCGAAGAAGCTCAATTCAGAGCTTTCCTTCGTGGAGAGACACGCGATTTCACAGCAAAAAGAGATTATGTAGCGTCTGAACATCGTGACCTATCTACAGGTTCAACTGGCGCTCCAGTACCAACCAACTTCTTCAACAGAGTAATTGAAGCGATGGTTGCTGTTGGACCGATGATGGAGACATCGACAATTCTGTTCAGCAACTCACAGGCAAACTTGCAAATCCCTCGTATGACGGCGGATTCAACTGCGGCGCTAGTCGCTGAAGCAGGAACAATCGGTGAAAGCGATCCGACTTTCGGAGCGTTCATCACATTAGACAGCTACAAGTTGGCTTATATCACTCAGGTGACCCATGAGCTACTTGCTGATTCTTCGATTGACCTTATTGGATTGCTTGCTGATAACTCAGGTCGTGCTTTGGGTCGCAAACTCAATTCACTTGCAACCGTAGGAACAAACTCATCACAGCACAATGGAATCGTCACAGCTTCAACAGCTGGAGTGACTGGCGGTAACGGTGTTAGTGGTGCCTTTACAGCCGCAAATCTTATTGATCTGTTTTACAGTGTTGATTATGCCTACCGAGGACAATCAGCTGGATGGATGATGAGAGATGCTTCTATCGGAGCTGTCAGGAAACTACGTGCCGATGCGGTTTCAGCCGCAGACAGCGCTGGTGGTTTCTTATTCCAACCAGGAATGACTGCTCGCACTTCGGATCAGTTGCTTGGCTACCCAATATGGAGCAATCCTGATGTGGTGGCAACAGCTACTTCAGCCAAGTCAGTGATTTTCGGTGACTTGTCACGGTATTACATCCGTCACGGAGATTTCCGTTTCGACAGAAGTGACGACTTCGCTTTCAACACCGATCTGATTACTTTCAGGTCAATGGTGAGAACTGACGGCGATCTTGTCGATCAGTCAGGTGCAGTTAAGCACTTTGTCGGAGGCTCAAGCTAAAGGCAATACAAATTGTGAGGAGGGGAGGGTTTTTCATGTTCCCTCCCCTTCTCATATATAAAAATTTTTGAAAATTGGAAGGAAAAAATGCCAAAAGTTAAAATGTTAATCAAATTAAGCGGTACAAGGAACGGCGAGGATTGGCCGATTCCAGGTGAAACGCTAGACGTTCCTAAACAGGAAGCTGAAAGTCTCATCGCGAATGGGTTTGCTGAAAAAGTTGCAACGCCTAAGAAAGCTCCAGCGAAAAAGTAGATGGCAATAACGAATGGCTACTGCACTCTTGCAGAAGCTAGAGATCAACTAGGACTTGTAGCAACGGACACAGGTGAAGATACGCCGATTGAAAAGGTCGTTGATGCGGTTTCGAGAGAAATCGACAAATACACCGGACAATTTTTCTATGATGCAGGCGCTCAGACGAGATATTTCACTTCTCTTGACGGTGTGCATGTTTACACTGACCCAATTCAGTCTGTTACGAGCGTTTACTCTGACCCCAATGATGATGGGACTTACAGTGACACTTGGGCGACCACCGGGTCCTCCCACCGTTACAGATTAAGACCAGTGAACAACAACAAAGAAAGCGGAACGCCACCTTATTGGCAACTATTCGCTGTCAATGACGCTTTCCCTGTATCTGATGCAGGTGTGAAGGTGTCAGCAACTTTCGGTTGGTCAGCTGTCCCCGATGCAGTCAACCAAGCTTGTCTGATTCAGACAGCTCGATTGTTTGTCAGAAGAAACGCGCCTTTTGGAATCGTTGAAGGACAAGATGCAGGCTTGATGAGCCTCCGAAAGGGTCTTGATGTTGATGTGCGCCTCTTATTAGATGCTTTTCGCCGACCAATGATATTAGTCGCCTAATGTATTGCGAATGTAAGAGCTTGTGTAGCTGTGAAAGCTCAAACACCGGATCACCAGCTGGTGAAACGAACAGGAAGCCTTCAGCGCCGTCTGAGAAGCCAACCTTAGCTTCGCGCAGGAGAGAGATTCTGAAATGGCGACAGTAACCCAATTACGAAGTGGTTTGAATACAAGATTAAAGACCATATCAGGCACCCATTGCTATCCGTATGAGCCTGACAACCCTATGACTCCAGCTTTAATAGTGGCTTCATATACAGCTGATTATGACTTGGTTATGGGAGATGGAACGAATTACGAATTTGAGATTCTTGTGATCCTGGGTCGGCAAGTAGACAGATCATTTCAAGAACAAATTGATTCCTATTTGCAACCCTCCGGGTCCACTTCAATCAAACAAGCAGTTGAAGGTGATCCCACGCTTGGAGGAGTTGCCAGTTATGCCGCAGTTCGGAATGTCAGCTCGTCATTGACGAGCATGGATTTCGCAGGGGTAACTTATGCAGTCGCAACAGTACGAGTGGAGGTAGTGGCACAGCCATGACGAAATATAAAATCCTTGTTGATTCAGAGATAGTTGACAAGAACCAAAAAGCAATCAAAAAACTTAAAGCAGGGGAAACCGTTAGTGATTTAACGCCTGCACAAATTAAAGGTCTAACAGCCAACGAAGCTATTGAAGCTGTTGGCGCTAAAACGAAGGAATAAGCATGGCATTTGTCGCAACACATACCAGCCGAATAACTATCGGCGACAGAGAATGGTCGGGTGATCTCACCAGTGTGGATTCATCCAGCAATGTTGATGTTATTGAAACATCAACGCTTGCCGATACCAGTAAAACCTATATCGCAGGGCTTAATTCTGGCACTCTGCTCTGTAACGGTCTTACTGACAGCGCGAGTGCAAGCTCCGCGAACAGTCAATGGCAAGATCTTTATGCTATTCGAGGCGATTCAGATGGAGTTCCAGCAATAGTCGCTTTGGAAGGATTCACAGCTGATAAGAAAGTGTGGGTCGCTCAAGTCACGGAAACATCGTGGACAAATACTTCATCAGTTGCCGGAGCTGTCAGTTTCACATTGAACATGGAAACAACCGGCGATCACGGTCAAGGCGTAAGTTTGTTCGATCCTGGTACAGCTAAAACAGCAACAGCAACCGGAACGGTGGTGGACAATTCAGCTTCTACGAATACTGGAGCGGTTGCGAATCTTTGTGTCGTTACAGCATCGGGGACTTCCCCCACTTTGGATGCCGTCATTCAACACTCAGCTGACAATGTGAGCTATTCAACTCTTATCACTTACACTCAAGCGACTGGCACAACTTCAGAACGTAAAACAGTCGCATCAGGCACAACAATCAACAGATATTTGAAAGTTGTCGCCACTATCGGAGGCACATCGCCTTCATTCAATTTCGCAGTCGGGCTATCCCGACTCTAATTCGATCAGGCAACCGTCTGAAGCGAGGGACATTCAATAGCCCCCTAACATTTAGGAGAAATAATTATGGCTTTCGTAGCTGGTAAAAACAGCGTATTCAAGTTGGATAACAGCGGTGGCTCGATAACCGACTTGAGCGCGTACATCACAGACGTATCAGTGGATTTCGGTGACGATTCTGCTGAAACAACAGCGTATGGAAACAGTTCCAAGGATTACATTTTGACCTTGGCTGATGGTTCCATCAGTGTCACAGCGCTATTCGATGCGACTCTGCTCGCACATTTAGGAGCTGTCAGAGGCTCAAGCTCTACATTGAGCTATGAGTTTTATCCCGCAGGCACAACTGGAGGACTTCCGAAGATAAATGGGGAGTGTATGCTCACTTCAATGTCTCCTGGTTCTGCTGTTGGAGGCACAGCAACTCTGAACTTCGCTCTGCAATGCACAGGAGATCAAACAATCGGAACCGCCTGATACATGGCGACTCCCCCACCAATAAAAATTGATAATCTTCGATATTTGCTGAATCAGCTGAACAGATCAGCTGAGGGTCCCGAAATCAATCGGGCATTCAAGGAATTGAACTTCAAAGCTGGTTCGATCATCGCGGATTCTGCGGCTCCTAAAGCCCCAAGGGGTGAAGGACCCGGAGCTGGAGCGTTGCAGAAGCGTTCAGTTTACAAGGTGAAACGTGATCGGCTGGAAGCCAAAGTTACGGTGGGAACGAAAAACTATTCTCAACGTAAAGGCACAGCTGGAAACGTTGGAGCGTATTCGGGAATTGTTCACTATGGAACCGGAAAAGGCTTACTCGGAAGAAAACGGAAGTGGCTATTCAATACTTTCGTCAATAAATACGAGCAAGTAACAAAGTTCTATGAAGAAGAAATACCCAAAATGATTCAAAAACTAATCTCATAAGGAGGGACTATGGAAGAAGAATCAGGAGTGTTCGATATTGCTGAAATTGATATTGACACTCTAAAAATTAGAGAAATTGAGGAGCTGGAGGAGATTGCAGGCGTGTCAGTTGACAGCTTGGATGATCCTGAAGCTCCAAAAGGCAAAGTGATGAGGGCTTTGGCTTACATAGTTAAGAAACGAGAGAATCCTGATTTCACTTTGGAGGATGCAGGGGAACTCGTCATCAAACCTGTAAGTGAATCTGACCCAAAAGAGCTGAACGAGCAAACATCTTCCTAGCGAGAGTTTTAATCGCTTCGAGGTACGGCTTGACGCTTGATGAAGTAATGAATCTCCAAGTGTGGCAATGGGCGACACTTGTGACCCATCTTGAGGAGGAGGCGAAAGCGCAACGTGGCTAGTGGAAATAGACCAGTTCTCGTAAGGATTGCTGGTGACACAACTCTTTTCAAGAAATCAATCAAAGGCGTTAAAGGTTCCCTTACTGGTTTAGGCAAAACAGCCAAACTTGCGGGAGCTGGAATAGTCGCTGGACTTGCAGGCGCTACAGCTGGAATCGTCAAAATGGGAGGAACTTTCGAGTCAGTCGAAAGAACCCTTCGAGTGGGTACTGGTGCAACCGGATCCGCTCTTGAGGATTTGAAAGACATCACCAAGTCTTTGGCGAAAACAGTACCTTCAGATTTCAAAGAAATCGGAACAGCTGTTGCTGATATAAACACTCGTCTTGGATTAGGTGGGAAAGAGCTTGAGAGTTTCTCTGAGCAAATGTTGAATCTTTCCAGAATCACTGGGACTGATTTACAGGGGAACATCAAATCCGCCACAAGGGTTTTGGGCGACTGGGGTGATATGGCTGGAACCGCTGAATCTGCGGCTGACACGCTTTTCACTGTGGCTCAAATGACAGGAATTGAATTTTCAAAACTGTCGAATGACCTTGTGACCTATGGTGCGCCTTTGAGACAAGTCGGGTTTGAGTTTGAAGAAGCCGCATTGCTTATCGGTAAGTTTGAAAAAGAAGGTGTGAACGCCGAGCTGGTTCTTGGTTCTTTACGTCAGGCATTGGGCAAAATGGCGCGTGAAGGCGAGCCAGCGATTGAAACATTCAGACGAACAACAGACGCGATCAAAAATGCTGGTGATGCTTCTACAGCTAACCGCCTCGCCCTAGAATTGTTCGGGGCTAGGGCTGGACCCGACATGGCGGCGGCAATTCGAGAAGGTCGATTTGAGCTGGATGATTACTTCAAGAGTTTGGATTCAGGTGGCGACACCATAAATGCGGCTACTAAAGAAACAGAAACACTCTCCGAGAGAATGACCCTGTTGAAAAACCGTGTGATGATGACCTTGGCTCCTGTTGTTGAACGTGCTTTCGATGCAATCAGTCGGGCTTTCAGAAAATTAGAACCAATCGTGATGGATTTGGTTCAAAGAGTAAAAGATTTCACAGAGACAGAACGCTTTCAGCAGATTAAAAGAATCGCGACTGAAGCGATTGAAACAATCAAAAATGCGATCTCTAAAATCACAGAAAAATTCAGAGAGTTCATCAAAGAAAATCCAAAAGCGGCTTTTGCGGCTTTAGCTGTAGTAATCGGAACGGTACTTCTTGGAGCTATCATCGCGGTTGTTGGTGCTTTAGGCGCTCTGTTGTCTCCAGTGGTTCTAGTCGTTGGCGCTTTAGCTGGCTTGGCAGCCGGAGCAGTTTATTTATACGAGCGATTTGACATAGTGAAGGACACCGTTGATGGCTTCGCTTCGTTTTTCAAAGATGTCGTTTATCCGATAGTTAAAACCACAGCTGGACTGATCGTTGATGCCTTTGAATTGATTTTTAACACAGTTAAAACAGTTGTATCAGGGATTAAAGCTCTGTTTGAGCTGGACTTGAAAGAAGCTCTCACCGATATGGTCACCGCCATACCTGGATTGTTGAACAGTTTGTTTTCCACGATCATGGATGTCATCAAGGGCATAGGTAAAAGAATCGCTGGTTGGATCATTGACGGTATAAAAGCGACTATCAGTGACATTGATCTTGGAGATATTTTCGGAGGGATACTCGATGGGGTTGGGGGTCTACTCGGCAAGATTCCAACGCCTTGGAGTGGTTCGCGTAGAAGCAAATATGACAGCAGGGGGGACAATTTCGATATTGGTTCCAACAGAGGCGGTATAGCTTCTCAGCTTGACCTGTCTCCTAACTCAATGGGTTGGTTCCAAAATCCTGAGACAATCATGCACTTTCAAAAACACGGCATGATGGATGTGTTCAGAAAACTCCAGTCTGCTGGAAACGTAGGCGGACTCAGCGATGTCATACACATGCAACAAGGAACTGGTGGATACGGAAAACTTACGAATGACCAAATCAGGGTTGCTGTAAACATTGAAGGAAGTCTCATCGGTTCAATGCCCGCAGATGTTATTGAAGAAGTCAGAGTTGGGCTTATTGAAGCTCAGAACTCAGGCAAACAACTTGTCGTTGCTCAGTAATGCCAGCTCCAAGCGTTGAAGTCACAATCAGGTTCTCAGGCGGTCCATCTTTCGGAACGACACTTGTTCTTGGTGATGCTTTAGGAAAACTCGGTGAATCCGTTCTCGGAACATCATCAAATCTTCCAATAGATTTTTCAAACAAGACTCGAAAAGTGGTAATCAGACGAGGAAGAACAAGAGTTCTCGACAAATTTGAATCCGGGTCCTGTTCTTTGGAGCTAGTCGACACAGATGGAGCTTTCGATCCGACAGGTGGTAGCTATGACATCAAACCGCTCCATCAGGTACGTGTATCAGCAACACATGGAGGGACAGAACGGTTCCTGTTTTCGGGATACATAGTTTCATGGACATACAATTTCCGAAAAGGCGCAAAAGCGGCTTGGCTGAATTTGGAGTGCATGGATGGATTCAGGCTTTTGAATCTTGCGAAGTTCACTTCACTCGCTAGTGGTACAGCTGGTCAAACAACTGGAACCAGGATGGGCGAAGTTTTAGATGCAATCAACTTCCCTTCCACTCAACGAGACATTGATACTGGCGACACAACAGTTCAAGCTGATGATGGAACAGAAAGAACAGCTCTTGATGCTGTCCAACTGCTTTCAGAGACAGAACTTGGTGGCGTTTACATGACCGGCGAAGGTGATGTGAAGTTCGTTTCGAGATCAGAAGCGATTAAAGCTCTTGACGGATCGCCAACAGTTTTTGATGATGATGGAACTGACATCGCTTACGAAGGGGTAGCTCTCCAAATTGATGAGAGACTCCTGAGAAACAAAATCAGCGTCACCAGGAGTGGTGGTTCTGTTCAAACAGTTTCCGATGCGACCAGCATCACGAATTATTTTGAACGAAACATGACACGGACAGGGCTTCTGATGCAGACCAACGCTGACGCTCTTTCTCAAGCGAATGCAATTTTGTCCGCTAGAAAAGATCCTGATTTGAGAGTTCAACAGCTGACGATTGATGCAACAGCTGACAACTCCGCGAGAATTTCTGCGGCTTTAGATTTAGATTTTTATTCCCCTATTACCGTCAATCGTTCTTACCCGAATGGGACCCGGACAACAAAAACTTTGACCGTTCAAGGGGTGCAACACACGATCACGCCGTCTATTTTTAAGACGACATTCACAACAACAGAGCCTTTGGTTGCAGGATTCATTCTTGGTTCCTCACTCAATGGCGTTTTGGGAACTTCGGTTCTCGCTTATTAGGAGGAAACATGGCTGGAGCCGGTTTTAAGACATTCACAGATGGCTCGGTGCTTACCGCCGCAGAAGTCAACACATATCTGATGCAACAAACCATCATGGCTTTCGCAGATGCGACAGCTAGAGATGCGGCTATCTCAAGTCCGTCAGAAGGTATGTTTGTTTATCTGACAGGAAGCAACGCTCTCCAGTTTTATGACGGAAGCTCTTGGACAGCTACTTCACTAACCGCCGATATTACCGCTGTGACGACATCAGCCACATCAGGCTTGGCGGGTGGAGGAAATTCAGGAGACATAGCGTTGACGGTTGATACGGATGCAAAAGGCGACCTGATAGTTGGTACTGGAGCTGATGCGGCGACAAAGCTGACAGTCGGTTCTAATACTCAGGTTCTTACAGCAGACAGCTCGACAGCATCAGGGTTGGCTTGGGCGGCGGCGGCGACTGGTGATGTGACTGGAGTAACGGCTGGAACGAACATTGATGTAACAAATCCAACTGGACCCACTCCAACAGTCGATCTTGCGATTGATGCGGCTGTTGATGTCGGTTCTGACGGTTCAGGAGTAGACGTAAGTTTTCACAGCACCACAAGCGGAGATTTAGCGCTTTGGGATGCAAGTGAAAAATCAATGGTGTTTACAGATTCAACAATAAGTCTTAATGGAGCGCCAGCAAGCTCTTGGACAGACGCAAACATTGTCCTTGCTGGGCAAATATTCGGAAGCTAGGAGGCTTCAATGGCAACATTTTCCAAACAAAAACTATCAGGAAGCACTAACGGCAAAAATGTCAAAGTGGTTGCTACTGCAACAGCAGGAACAACAATTCATACGGCTCCGGCTACTACAGGAGACAACTGGGATGAGGTTTGGCTTTACGCTTGCAACACAGACGCAAGTGATGTGAAGCTAACCATCGAATACGGTGGCACAACTTCCCCTGATGACCTTACCGAAGTCACTATTTCCGCTGAATCAGGATGGACACTTGTGATACCAGGATTGCTTTTGCAGAACAGCTTGGTGATAAAAGCCTTCGCCGCAACAGCGAACGTCATCGAAGTCAACGGTTACGTCAATCGAATAACCGCCTAGGAGGGATAGTAAATGCCTGACATAAAAAAGTATTTCCCAAATTCTAAAGTAACCGACTGGACTGGTGGCTCTTTCGGAGCTGGTGGTGGCGGTATCGAATTTTATGGCGAAGGAGGGAATGTCAACATATACGAGGATCCTTCGGGACAGATGTGGTTCTCGCATGAGATAACTGCAACTGGCAATTTTGAAATCAAAAAAGGCTCAGGAAATATCGACTACATGGTTGTAGGCGGTGGCGGTGGTGGTGGCTGGTCAGCCCCAGCACCTACCCCTTACGGAACTTCTGGCGGTGGGGGCGCTGGTGGTGGCGGTTACGGCGTATGGACAGATGAGCCGGTTTCAGTAACAGGAGGACCCGGTGGGAACGGTATTTATCCGATAGTTATTGGAGCTGGAGGAACTTCAACACCCCCGACTTATTCACTCAAGGGAAATGACACGACTGCTTTCGGTAACACAAGAAACGGTGGAGGTGTCGGAGCTACAGCCCCAACAGCTAATTCAGGGACTCCGTACTATTCGATAGGTGGACCCGGTGCGAGTGGCGGTGGAGGCGTGGGTAATCAATGGGGTTGGTCGCCTTCTCCTGTTTACTCTGCGGCTGGAACTGGGAACGACCCACCAACGACTCCATCTCAAGGAAATCCAGGAGGCTTAGGAGCTTTGGCATACGGCACGTATGGTCGCGGAGTTGCTGGCGGTGGTGGCGGTGGCGCTGGTGGCGCTGGTTCAGTTGGAACAGCGTCAACTTCTTGGCCGACACAACCTACGTATAACGGAAATTATGGTTGGTCGCATGGAGGAACTGGTGGCGCTGGAGCGGCGAATGATTACAAAACTGGTTCTAATCTTTATTACGCAGGCGGCGGTGGTGGAGGAGCTGGGCAACAGTTAAACGCCTATCCAGCCCCTTATTCAGGGCAAGGACTTGGACAAGGCGGTGGCGGTTACGGCATGAGTAGTGGTTCTAACCCTGCCGATCCTTACAGTCCACCTCCACAATTACCTGTCGCTCATGGAACTGCAAATACTGGAGGCGGTGGCGGTGGCGGTCTAGGCTCGACAACTGGAAACGGCGGTTCGGGTGTGGTCATCATCAGGTACAAGGTTTAAGGAGAAGAATGGCACATTTCGCTGAAATAGGAAAAGACAACATTGTCATTCGAGTGGTCGTAGTCGATGACCAACAACTTCGTGATGAAGAAAACAGAGAAGATGAAGCTCTCGGCAAAGCCTACTTGGAGGCACAACTCGGAGGGACTTGGGTTCAGACTTCATACAACAACAAGTTCCGTGTCAGATTCGCTGGCATGGGAATGGTTTGGGATGAAGCTAGGAACGCTTTTTATTTACCCTCGCCGTTCAAGTCTTGGGTTTTCAATGAGGAGACTTGCGATTTTGAAGCCCCAACAGCTCTCCCCGAAGATGCCACACTCGGTAGAAGTTACGAGTGGAACGAAAAGAAGAAGCAATGGGAAGAAGATGTGCAACCACCTTCGTGGAGCTGGGATGCAGATTTCTCTTTCACCGACCCTGAAACTGGAGAAACGGTGAACGATCCTCGTTATCGGCCACCTGTTGAGCGACCTGTTGACGACAACGATTATGACTGGGATGAAGAAACAACGAGCTGGGTTGTAAGACCGAGCGAATAAACAAAACAAGGAGGGACAAATGCTGGAACCGAAATGGTTAGATCAAGCTATTTGCCAATATGAAATGCCCGACTCTCAAGAGTTGTGTGCCGAAATAATAGAAAGGCTTAAACCATCAACTAGATGGATTAAATCTGAAACAACAGGCGGGATGCAACCCTATTCGAGGGAATCTGATCAGATGCCTTTTCAAGAATACAGCCCAGCTGTAGAGCATGAGCCTGTTCTTGCTTTCGCGCAACAAAGCCTTCATCATTATTTGGAGCAACTCCCTGATGCAAAAAATCAGCCTCCTTTTGGTTTAGTGGAGGGATACAACATTCTCCGATACCAAGGGGATGGCAAACACGGTTATCACGCTGTTCATTCTGATTTCGGGTATCCGAGTCTTGTTCACAGGCATTTGACTTTCACGATGTATTTGTCAGACATTGACGAAGGTGGAGAGATTGAATTTCCGACTCAAGGCGTGATGGTTAAACCGAGAGCTGGGAGAGCTTTAATCTTCCCAGCCTTTTGGCTTTACTCTCATCGTTCATTGCCTCATCGGACTGGTGAGGAGCGATACGTTTTCAACATTTTTTATGGTTTCCAAAACCAGGAGGTCGCTTAATGACTTTCAGCAAGTGGGAAATCCAAAAAGGGCAAGACTACATCGCCAAAAAGAAACCCGACTTTCTATCTGTCGAGGAGTTGGCTTTCATAGAAAAATACGTTCTTTGGCTGGAAGAAACATCAGACTGGCAATCTGATGAACAAACTCCGGGTATGTTCAAATTCTACAAACACCCGATAATGATGTACCTTCAGTTTTTACTTCAAAAAGAGATAGAGAAGGCAACAGGGCTGAATCTCTTGCCTACATATAACTATTTTAGGATTTACAGGAACGGCTCTGTTCTTGAACCGCACAAAGACAGACCAGCTTGCGAAGTTTCAGCAACAATGCTTATCGGTAAGAACTACTCACCGAGTTGGGCGTTGCATGTGGGAGACTCTCAAGGGGAGGTCGGTTCAGCTTCTTCTCCATATAGTCCTATTCCTAAGACCGCTGGTGAAACACATCAGGCGATAGTTCAAGAAGTCGGAGATTTCACGATCTATCGTGGCTGTGAGTTGAATCATTGGAGAGAAACGTGGGAAACAGATGCCGACAATTATCACATTCAGCTCTTTGTTCATTATGTTGACGCTGATGGACCCTATTGGGTATTTGAAAATGATGACTACAAGCTGGGGACTGGTTTCAGTTTGTAAATGTAAGAGAGTGACCCATTGATGAGAAGGCTCGCTTATGTTCAGGAGCTTTCACTTTTCAACAAGGAGATGAAATGACAGAGATTGACGACAAGGAGCTGTTGATGCAGTTCCGCGAAGATGGCGATGAAAATGTGCTGTTGCTTGACCCTTTGACCGCTTTCAGATTGGCTGAAGCGTTCAGAACAGATGAACACATGAGAGAAGTGCTTGTCATAACGAGCGCTGTTCGACCTAGAGAAGAACAAGCCGAGCTATACAAGGCTTACAAAGAAGGTCGCGGAGTGTTGGCAGCCAACCCTGATCGGGAATTGGCTGGCGGTTGGCGCGGTAGCTATCACATGCAACAAGCGAATTTGGATGGAACAGCTGGTTACGGTTACGCCGTTGATGTGAGTCACAAATGGCGTTCCACTTGGTCGCGTATCCATCGAACTCTCAGAGGAGTTGGTTTATATGCGAACATTGCTGAGGAGCCTTGGCATCACGTAGCTCAAAGCCCTTCTGTGAATGGAGCCAAGCCCCTTCCTGGAATTTACCCCGACTGGTGGAAAGGCTCTAGGGAAGAACCTGAAGATTTCAATGACCCTGTTGATGATGTAGCAATCGACTGGGGAGCTGTTCTGAAACGAATTGAAGAACAGGGAAAACTTGTCTCGGAGAAACCAATCAAAAAAGGTATTCGAGGTGATGCAGTTACAACTTTACAAACCCGATTGAAAGCTCTTGGGCTTGATCCGGGTCCAATAGACGGCATAGCTGGCTCCAAAACGGAAACAGCTGTTGCACGTTTTCAAGACAAAAGGGGACTTCTAGTTGACGGCGTATGTGGTCGGATGACTTGGGATGAACTTTGGAAAGCAGATGAGAAATGAGTTACAAAGATTTAGCAGAACGAACAATCGCTTCAGGCATTCAAGGATGTCTTGCGGCTCTCGGCACTAACAGCGTTCTCGATATGGGCGTTGACCAATGGAAACTGATCGCAATGGGCGGTGTCACAGCTGGTCTTGCAGTAATTAAAGGTTGGGTCGCTAGTGTCCTTCCTATCGGAGACAAGTCTCCTAGTTTTGTGAAGTGACAGACCCAAAAGAAGAATCAACCAGCTGGAAGCAATGGAAACTTCCGCGCATGAATCTCGGAACGGCAACTTCGATTGTTGTCGCTCTTGGTTTCATATTTTGGCAAGGCATGATGATTCGCTCACAAATTAACGAGAACAGCAACTCTGTTGAAGCTCTAACAACAGCTATAGATGAGCTGTCACATGCGACAGACTTGGCAAACCAGGTGAGCATGAGAACAGATCAACTGTTTAATCAGATGCAGGACATTCAACGAAACGCTGAGAATGACGCTTTCGCTTGGGCTGATATACAAACCAACATGCAACAAATATCAGATTTGACTATTGATATGTCAGATTTGGAATGGAAAGTTGATGATTTGGTTCTTCGAGAAGCTGAAAGTGAATCTTTGGAACCTTGGGAGCTGGATGACATCAAAGCTCGCTTGGTTGCTGTTGAAACTCTAGGTTGGTCAAATCCTGACGACACATGGGAGATGGATGACCTTGTGAGGAGGATGACAGTTCTCGAAACAACTGTTTTTAATGAAGAAGATGTCTCATGGAAAATTGATGACTTAACAAGACAAGTTCTTGAACTTCAATGGAGTTCCGGGTCCGATAATCAATGGCAAATTGATGAGCTAGACAACCAAATTTATGATCTCGGAGGTCGTGTTGAAGTGTTGTGGTCTGTTTTAGAAAGTAGAAGTTGGGCAAATGAACTTCTCGAATCTCTTGGAGGGTAAATGGCTGAAGAAGAAAAAGACAAACTCTCACGAACAACCAAACTCATTGTTGCTGTGACAGGACTGTTGGTCGCTGTCGGCACATTGGTCGGAGCGATTTCAGTGACACTTGGAGGCGGTGGAAGTGATGCTCCTCCTTATAGTTACACAGTGATTCACCTTGGTGATGGTGAAGGAATGACTTCTTATGATGATTTTCTGCTGAATCACCCTTCAGGTTAAAAAAGCTCCTCCATACAGCCCTTCTAAGACGTTTCCAGCATTAGAGATGGGTCATAGGTCATTGAAAAAATAGCTTTTATACCTCAAATTTATAGTTCGCCCCCTTCCAGCTTGTCGGTCCCTCCGCTAGTTGGGAGGGGGTTTTTCTCGTTATGGGGTAGCACTATTCACAGGCTTGTGGATAGATGCTTGGGGATAAAAAGGGGTATCCCCCCAAAACCCCCCCAAAACTTGCCCAGTATATGAAAGACTGTTTGATGTGGAAGCGAGCAAAAACTCTGATCTACTGCGGAAAAGCCTATGTTTAAGGTGTATCCACAGGGGTGTGTATAGGGGTTACTTATACATACTTAATCGGAGGCGCTCCCAATTCTGTGGGACAAAACCGCAGGTCAGAGCGCTGTTGGGACACCTGGATGGGTCATACCCCCCCAAAACCCCCCCAAAATTTTTGCTTGTTGCGGAAATTTATCCACAAAACTCCTTGCATCGCGGTGACGGTGTAGGGAATTATCAACAATGGAGGGACAAGCAATGCACAAACCGTCAGGCACTTTCAAACTTGACATAAATGGAAAATACGGAAAAAAGGGTTCTTATTACGTTCGTTTTAAGTTCCCTGATCCGATTACTGGAGAGCGTAAAGAAAAAACTAAAGGTGGACTAGCTACTCAGGCTGAAGCCAAGTCTGTTCTTTCTGATCTGATGGCTGAAAATACATCAGGCGAGCTTGTAATTGATAGGGGTTTCACTGTTGCTCAAGCATGGGAATTGTATGTTGAGGAGCTGGAGATGCGAGTGAAGCTCGGAACAATTAAGAAAAAGACGCTCGACAGTTATGCCACTATCTATGAATTACACATTCGCCCTCGATGGGGTAAACGTGTCATGGCTGAAGTGCGCCCTTTGGACATAGTGAGATTCTTCAAGGATCACGAAAGGCTAAGACGCGATTCAAATGTTTGGCATATAGTCAGGACTTGCTTCGCCATTGCTCACAAAAACGGATTTTTAGGTGCGAACCCTTTTCTAAGAGTTAAGCGATCAGATGTTGTTTCAGAGAAAAAAATCAAGAAGGCTGAAAAATTTTGGGATGTTAAACAGCTGAAAACTTTCAGGGATGCAATAGCGAAAGACGATCACCCTGAGCGGTGGTTTTACGAGATCATTATTTTCAGTGGTTTAAGAAGGGGCGAAGCGATAGGAATTTGTGATGATTCTCTTGATTTTACCAATCCTGGTATGCCAACTCTGACCATTGACCGACAACTCACTTTGGATATTAGCGGAAATCCTGAATGGGATACTCCCAAAACGGAAACGAGCAAACGAACGGTGGTTTTAATTGATGAAGCTGTAACAGCTATCAGAGAGCAACAATTCAAGCGAGCAACCTATGAACTTGAATACAAGGATGAGTGGACTAATGAGCGCGGAGCTTTATTCGTGAACGCTGATGGCTCAATTCTCAATCCTGACACTTTCTCAAAAAGGTTTAGCAGATATGTCAAAGAGTTGGGTTTGCCAAATATCGGACTTCACGGTTTGAGACATACTTTCGCGACTGTTGCTCTTGAAGCAGGGGTTCCATTAAAAGCTCTTTCAGAAATGTTGGGACACTCTGAAGTGAATATCACGGCTGATATTTACCAGCACGTAACTGTTGAAACTAAAGCAACAGCTTTTGAGCAAGTTGCAGGTTTAATTCGTTAAAAAACAAGATTTTTTTCTGTGGAAATTGTCAGCAGAAATCTGAGAGATCACTGAAGTAACAGACACAAATTCTTCGGGTTTGTGGATAAGACTTGTGGAAACAGGAATTGACAGTTTTCAGGCATTGAACTCCTTGTTAATCGGTGTCAAGATTGCGCCATGAACGGATTAAAAAACTACGAAGAAGTAAAAGATCGAATCCCACTTTTTTGGGAGAAGCATCCCAGTGGAAGAATAGCGACAACAATCATTTCGGATTTAACTGACATCAATACGATAGTTTTTCGAGCTGATTTATATTCAGACAAGGATGATCCAACTCCATTCAGCACAGGTTACGCTTCGGAAACTGTCGGCGTTGGAGGAATGGCGAACAAGTTCTCTCATGTAGAAAATTGTGAGACAAGTGCTATTGGGCGAGCTTTGAGCAACGCGAATCTTTACAACAGAAACATGCCACGCCCTTCAGCTGAAGAAATGGCAAAAGTCAAAAGAGGAGAAAACGAAAAAAAAGGTGAGCCATTTTTAACGGTGGACCCGGAGGAAAAGAAAGAACCTATCCAAGCTGACACTTTGAAAAGATGCACTTCAATGGCTTTGAAGCTGGATGAAGTTCGGGGAGAAGAATGGTCGATCTATCGGGAGAAACATCCGAAATATAAAGAAACACAAAAGAACGCTGAATCAGCTGAGAGGTTTCTGAAAGCTCTTATCCATGAACAAGAGCTGGAGCTGAAATCTTCAGCAGGGGTTGAATAATGGTTATTCAGATTAGAGAAAAGAATCGCCGACCTTGCAAGTGTGGTTGTGGAATTGAGGGAGTACCCGCTTCGACTGGTAAAGGTCACGCGAGAGCCTGCAAATGCAGAGCGTGTATCGCAGGGCGAAATTCGAGAAGGGGTAAACGCCTTCACCGTGATGTTGCGAACAAAATTGGAGCATCAACTGGTTACGGCACCAGCTCCCATGAAGAATCTTGGGTGCATGAATGGAGATGTGAAGTCAAGACAGGAAAACAAATCTCTCCGGTACTCACGCGCTACCTAGACGCGAGAAGCCAATCCAATTCTTCAAGAGCCATTGGTGATGTTCGCCCTTTTGTGTTTATAGCTGATCCTGGGGTCAAGGGTCAGCCAACTTTGGCGATCATTGACCTTGATGATCTGATGAAAATGACAGGAGTTGGTGATGATTCCTACTCCTGATGAGATCACTGAACTGTTCAGATCAGCTGGTTGTCCATTAACTCATGTGGAACTCTTGAATCTTTACTCACAAGTATTCAAACCAGTGTCCGGGTCCGTATTGCAAGGCGCTCGAAGGGCTTTGATACAAGATGGGGTGATCTGCAAGTTCGGAAAAGTTAAAACCGCCACAGGAAGATCTTTAGAAACCTACGGATTGTCTGAATGGTTTGGAGTTGCTCCAGCTCTGGAAAATGGTGAATTGGAGGAAATTGACGCTGATGATTAAAAAAACTCCTCCACAGATCGCTTCTAAGGCGTTTCGAGAGAGTCCAATGGGTCATTGGTCATCTGAAAAGAGGAGCTTTTGAGTGAATACTTCAAGTTCAACTGGCAAAAAAAGTTGGGCGAAACAGAAATCTCAGCTCCTGCGAAAGCAATCGGGATGTGGTTATCCACTTGGATGAAAATGGATGGTTCCAATGCTTACCCTTCGTTTCAGACTTTGGCAGCACAGTCCGGTTATTCGGTGACGACTGTTAAAAAAGGAATTAAAGAGTTGATTGAAAGTGGATGGATCATTCAGGTGAGAAAAGGCGGATCGCCAACAGGCGGTGAAAGAATCTCCAACAAATACAAAGCTCAAATCCCTACACTAGGGCGCGAGGATACTGGGTCGGGAAATGACTCGGTTGCAGAAATAGGGGTACTAGGTCAGGTAAATGACGGCACTAGGTCGTCAGACGACTACAAACAAGTAAGTAACAGAGTAATTAACAAGCGAATAATTGAATCAGAATATGGAGAACTGCAATACTGCACTACAACAAAACAATGGCTATTCAAGGAGGAAATAGAAAATGGCGCTACTGAAAAGAACATTCGGCAAACAGCCTGAAGTTGAAAACCAGGAGGAAGAAGAATGGGTCGATCCTGTTGAACGAGGGCGTGGAGGTTTAAGAACTGCAAGAGTGCCAGTGAAATTCGACTTGGAAACGCTCGATTTGATAGATACTGAAAGAGGTAATTTAACAAGATCACAATTTATTCGGAGAGCTGTCGATTATGAACTTGGGAAGCTGTAATGGACAAATATGAAAGACAAATTCTAAGAATCCAAGAAGCTCGAAAACTCTTGGAGCAAAAAAGAAAACAAGAAACACAAGATAAGGAGCAAAAATAATGAGCTGGGCTGATGCAACGCTATTCATTCTCTGCTTGATTCTTTTCGTTGTTGCTTATATGTGCCTTTTGAAATTCATCGCCATGCACATGGAGAAACTCCGTTCAGATATTTTTTCAACGGTTATTTCGATAATGAGTTCAGTCAGCGAAGGAATAAAAGCTGGTTTAACTCAAGACGATATTTTGGACCCGGAGAATACCAAAAATAATGGTCACGGTATTTAAACGCATCGCTATAACGACCTTTTTTATCGTGGCGCTGTTTATTTTGGCGCTGGGAGAAGATTGTGAAGCCCAAGCACAGAAGCCTGAATATCCATATCAGGGTTTATGTGAAAAAGGCAACGGCGATCTTTACACAGCGGCTTTAATTATCAGAGAGTTCGGAGTTGAGAACGCTGTCAAAGCTCTCAGGATCGCTGGTTGCGAATCTTCTTTTGACCCTTACGCGAACAACCGTTCAACTGATGCTTCAGGCATTTACCAATTCAAACCACGAACGTGGCTTTGGGTTTGTCAAGAAGCAGGCGTTGATTGTAGTTTGAACGCGCGCTATGACGCAGAATCAAACATCAGAGCTGGAGCATACTTAGCTCTAAGAAAAAAAGGAGGAGGGTGGCAACATTGGGAGTGCAAGTAACTGACACAGGTGGAAACTCGGATTGGCTTCTCTTGGCAGCATGTAAAGACGCGCCAGCTGAAGTGTTTTTCCCTGAAGGAGGTTGCAGATCGAGGGTAGTTCGTGAAGCTGTCAAACATTATTGCGGAAGATGCCCTGTTTGGAATGAATGTTTTGAAAACTCTTTCCATGCAAACAAGTATTTCGGAGATTTACCCATCGAAGAAGAAGGGATTTGGGCTGGGTTAATTAAAACTGATCGAAAGAGATACAGGAACGATCCTGCGAAAGCTAAAGCTCTTGTTCTAGGGATCGAAACACGATGAGAAGAAGCGAAATCAACGACCATATTCGGGGGATTGAATCTTCAATGAAGTATCTCAAAAACTCTGCTTCTCCAGCTCATAAACTTTTGGAAAGCTGGGGAAGGTCAGGATTCCCAGCAGACACACGGTTGGACAAAATCCGTTCTCCTGGTTCGGGTGGTAGTCCTGTCGAACTTGCTGTTCTTTTCCCTGATGAATGCTCAACGAAAGCTGACCGTCTTGCTCATTGCATAAAACAAGCAAAACTTTTGTTATATGAAGCTCAATCAATTTCAAAAATGACGCTTACTCCAGCTGAGAAGAAAGAACGAGTGAATCTTGTCGCTGTTTGTTTGAACTGTTCAGAGCCTTGTGTTCCTAGAGCAAAAAAAGGGCGATGTCCTGCATGTTACGAATACCTGAGAAGAACTGGTGAGGAGCGAACCAAAGATGAAGGATGAGGCAAAAAAGTGGATAAGAGAAGGAATCGAGAAGGGCTTTTGTTCTTTCGAGTGGTGCGAAGTCCATGAGCCTGTGCTTCTCACCAACAACAGAGACAAGTGCTTCGTGGTTGTTCAGATATTCGACTTGAATCACATGGAAGGGGAAACAATCCTTGACTGATAATGACAAGAACAAGGTCGCTATTCATTCCGACATTGACACTATTTGGGGAAGGCAACACTTCGACCCTAAGAAGGGAACCTCCTGGCACACCTTCACAGACGGAGTGGATACTCGCCGTCTTATTCCATTGAGAAAGAAATACAGGAGGCAATCTTGAGCAAGTATTACTCAGATGATTTTGTGACTTTATATCACGAAAACTGTTTAGAAAGTTTGAAAAGGTTTAACGATGACGCTTTTCAGCTTGTAATCACATCTCCTCCATACAACATGAACTTACGAATACGAAGAAAAGAAGGTGAAGGGGAATATGAGAACGGCGCGTGGGGTGAATACCCACACCGAAAAAAAATAGAATCAGCTAGTAAATACGAAAACTTTGACGACAATCTACCTATTGAAGAATACAACGAATTACATACCACCATTCTTAAAGAACTTTTGAGAGTGTCACCTTTAGTTTTTTATAATGTAGCAATAGTGACAGGTAGCAAACGTTCACTTTTCAAAATGATCGGTGACTTCAACGAACAATTAAAAGACATAATCATTTGGGATAAAGGTCACGGACTTCCCGCAATGGCTGAAAACGTGCTTAATCGTAGAACAGAACTGATATTAATTTTCGACAAATATGACGCTATCAGCCGACAATTTTTGACTAGCGGAACATTCAACAGAGGCACTTTGGATGATCTTTGGCTAATAGAAAGAGAAGGAAGCAAACACAAGGGACACGGTGCAGTTTTTCCTGAAGCGTTAGTGATAAAGATTATTGAAAATTTTTCACAAAAAGGCGACCATATTTACGACCCTTTTATGGGGACAGGTACTACAGCTGAGGTGTCAAAAAGAACAGGCAGATTTGCCACAGGTAGTGATATTAGTTCCGATTATCTAGACGTAGCGGTCAAACGTCTAGCACAGGAAGTCTTATTCGCATGAGCGGAAAAGAACTGGAGCTTCACACCTATTGCCGAGATTGTGGCGATGATGGACCGATCAAAAGATTCAAAATCAAAGGTGAAGAACCTACGGAAGCTGAACAAGAAAGAATCAGACAAGCGAAGGCTTGGTGGTGCCGTTCTTGTATGTATAACTTCTAATGAAGTATGGAAGTTTTTGCACCGGATATGGCGGTCTTGATCTCGCTGTTGAAACGTATTTCGAGGATGCTGAAATGCTTTGGTATTCAGAAGTTGACAAAAACTGCAACAAAATTCTTGAACACCGTTTTCCAGGTGTCACCAACATTGGAGATTTAACACAAATAGAGAACTGGAATGACATCCCGAAAGTGGATTTGATTTGTGCCGGTTTTCCATGCCAGCCGTATTCAACAGCTGGACTAGATAGAAAAGGAGATGAAGATGAAAGAGCAATCTTTCAATACATTGCCGACTCCCTCGGCGTTTTGGGATTCCCTGAGCTGTTCTTGGAGAATGTCTCAGGCATCCTTACTCTCGGAGGAACCAGCGTTATTGGATCGCTTGCCGAAATCGGGTATGACTGTCAATGGCAAATTGTACGAGCGAGCGATGCTGGAGCTTGCCACCGAAGGGCAAGATGGTTCTGTATTGCTAGTCACTCCGACAGCAAGCGAAAAAGATCAGGGGCGACCCGAACGATACGTGGAAAGGGGGCTTCTGAACAACAGATCGACAAGATTCGACCTGACGGATCAGATCGCTTACCTGAAAACGCCTCAATCAACTCATCAGATGCAGGGGGACCCGGAGAGATTCAAGGAGAGAGCGGTGGAAAAGGTTTACTTCAAGAAAGAGGGGGAGGAAGAAACCGAGACAAGGTACGACCTGTCGGATCAAGTGGCGTATTTGGAGCTTCTACCGACTCCAACAGCTCAGGCTGCCAAACACGGAGCAACCCCCGACATCCATCGGAACTCCAAAATGGGGGCGAATCTTTGGGATTTGCCTCACGTTCTCCCCGACCAAGAGGAACTGTTGCCGACTCCGACAGCTTGGGAACAGAGAGAATCTCAGGAGCAATGGGAGGAGCGGATTCAGAAGGATGCACAGCTGAAGAACTCAACAGGTCGAAGGATAGGGATGCCGTTACCGATAGCGGTGAAATTGTTGCCGACTCCAGTTTCGAGAGATCACAAAGACACAGGGAACATGGATTATCAGAGACAAGCGGACAGGAGCATTCTGACTGGGGTAATTATGGTACAGCTGTCAGAAGATGGGAAGAAGTCACAGGAAGATTAGCTCCACCTGGATTGAAGGATGGGAAACTTTCGCCTGTCTTTGTGGAATGGATGATGGGACTTCCTCTCGGTTACATCACAGATCTCGGACTTTCGAGAGTTGCTGAACTGAAAGCTCTTGGGAATGGGGTCGTGTGGCAACAGGCTTATTTGGCTCTTTTTCTCTTAAATGAACAAAATTGACCAATAATGCTAAAAAACCTCCTCCGTACAGCCCTTCTACGGCGTTTCCAGCACTCAAGATGGGTCATAGGTCATCGAAAATTGGAAAGAATATGAATGAACTGGTTTACCAAGATCAGTACGTCAAATTATTTCATGGCGATTATCGCGCTGTTTTGCCTTCTTTGAATGTTTCACATTTTGATTGTGTTCTTCTTGATCCCCCTTTTGATATTTGGGAAGAAGTTGGACCGGGTGAGTTCGAGCAAATCCCGAAGAAGATTATTTTTACGAATTGGCAGCACAGAGCTGTTGTTGAGAACCATTTCGGACAACCAAGAAGCGAGTTTGTTTGGTATTTCAAAGATGGTCGATGGGTTTCTCACCGTTTACCAATACAAGCCCATGAACTGATCTGCATATACGGCGAAACAGGCGAAGCGTATGTTGGCGAAAAGAACGAAGATCGAACTCCGCAAAATAAAGGATCAGGCTCGGTTGGTAGGGACACTTATGATGAAAGAATTTATGTTCCAAGAGAGAGAAAGATGTTGAGAAGCGTGTTGGAGTATCCAAGAAACCTGAGAAACGGAATGGGAGCGTGGGGCAAACCTGAAGGGCTTATCCGTAACCTTTTGGAGTTTGTTTCACCAAACCAGGTGTTGGATACTTTCGCTGGTGGAGGCTCCACCCTTGTTGTAGCTAAGGAATTGAAAATCAAAGCTGTCGGAATAGAGCTGGAAGAAAAGAATTGTGAACTAGCTATCTCAAAACTGGAAAAAGCCCCCACCTTGTTCGATGGGGGCTAATTCACCAGCTGGTGATCTGACGTTTTATTTCCAGTTATTCTGATCTTCTAAAAAACAGGGGTTGCACTCCTCATGGAGTTCAATGTGTAACCAACAGTCTTTTTTGGTGTCGTAGATCACGTTTTTTCCGCAATCGACACACTCTGAGCCATCGAACACTCCATCTTGAAGTTCAGTAGAGTTTGGGAGTCTTTCCATTATTGAACCTCCTCAAACCACTCAACTAAACCCTCTTTCTCAGCTTGCGACATACTTACAAACTTATAACCACCACTAGCAGTTTTCTTATCGCCAAACTGTAATTTGTCAAACATTCTTTCAACACAATCCCTTTCTCTCTGAGTTGCATGACCATAACTGATCTCATCTGCGATGTGTAGCTCATACAAATTGACAGCATGTATGAGATGTGACCATTGAGCAGAGGTTAAGGTACAACTAATTTTCTTAGACATTATTCAACCTCCTCAAAAAGAGTGGGAAAGATATCTGATTCAACACAGGCAAAGATTCCCCCTGAGTAGTAATCATCCTGTTCCATTTGAGCCAAATAAGTGTCTCTTGCATCATCCAAGCCATGAGCTACTGTCCAAAAAGATTCGGTGTCGCTCTTGTCCTCGTTCTCAAACGAGGCAACAACTATGAACAAACCATCTTCGTTGTGTCTCAGCTGATTCAGCATGTTGGCGACAGCGATTTTGGCTTCGGGTATTGGTGTTACTTTATTCATTATTTTTCCTCCAGTATTTTTCTAACTTTTTCGTGGCTGATTCCACATGCTTCTCCGATGTCTCTCAGACTTGCTCCATGCTCTTTTGCGTCTCTTATATGTGCATGAAGATGAGCCTCAAGAACGTTCATTTCTTGGCGGATTTCGTTCAAACGAACAAAAGTTGTTTCTTTATCGTTCATTACTTTCCCGCCTTTTCTTCCAATCGAGTGATGAATCTTGGTCGCGTGTCCATCGACTTTGTTGGATCCCATTTCGCCCACGCTTCGGGGTATAGCTCAAAGAGTCCCCATCCACCTTGAAATCTCCATTCAGCTTGTCGATAGTGAATATGGTGAGCTAGTTCCTCCGTGAATAGATGCTCCGTGTAGTCAGCCCTGAACACTTTTTCTTCTTTCCAATGCCATTGGTTGACTATCCCTTCGATTTTGTCAGGGTCGTCATCCAAGTGGAAATCAAAGTCAAGGAAGGCAAGAGCGTCTGTCCATGCAACCGCTTCTTCTTCGCTGGTTATCGGAAGATAGAAGGCTCTTATCATTGCGACAAGACTGCTGGCAAGATTCTCCACGCCTTTGATGTATGAGTGCTGGAAATGAATCCCACCGTCTTTCTCCATGTCATGCCAGTTGGCGTAGTGACCAATGTGGAACTCATCCCATGAGAGGCGCTCTTGCCCCAATGTGGAGTTTCTCTCATCAATAAAGGCACTCAGGTCGGTGTCCAATTCCCAAGGTGAGAAAGGTTCACCACCTGACCCTGCGTATCTATCTTCAGGGATAACTGTCTCAGCTCCGGTAATCCAAATGAATGGAGTTTCTTCGCTTCCTGAGTAATCCTCTAGCCCTGCTGTCCACGGATATTGTTCACCGAAAGCATTGACTTGAATTATCATGCAGTTCCCTCCGCTGTTGTACCACTCAGTTTTCCATCCGAGTGGCTCAAGAACTCTGTCAAGTCCTTCCATTATTTCTCTGCAAGTCATACCCATTAGAGAACCTCCACGTTTCCGATTTGAACTTTTCTGTGCCAAATCTCGTCAGAATCCCATGCAAATCCATGCCCACGATCCTGTTCAATACCCCATTCAATAAATTCTTTTTTTAGCGCTTTAACATTTTCCTTCTCGGAATTTCCAACTACACAAAATGTAAATTTGCCGTAGTCCTTTACACTCATTATCATTACTTTCCCTCCTTCTCTTGCTTCACGAATTTCTCTGCTTTAACTCTGTTTGCACGATGAATGATCTTCTGTGTTATTTGTTGTTTCGCCCATTGAGCGTCTGTCAACTCCTGACAGTTTGTTGATAATCCAATTCGAGCATGAATGTCATCGACTGTGAAGTTATCTTCGTTTAACATCTCAAGTCGGGCGAAAACCTTGCCCCAATTCTTTTCCGTTATGCTTTGAAAGCCAATCACCATCATCCAATGAATCAATGCTTCGGTCACTGGGTATTCATCATCTTCCATCAAGCGCTCCCAGTTTTCGCACTTGCTTATGTTCCAATTCAAACTCATTACTTTCCCTCCTTACAGGATCGGTATTCAACCATGTTTATGTTTGAGTATTCTTCAGTAAGCCCTTGTTCATGTGCTGAACTTTTGATCGCATCAATCGCGAACGAGTGAGCATCAATAGCTTGAGGCAATGCGTCTTTTGGAAGTTGCACATATCCTGTCCAGTTGCCTAACCGGATTTGGATGTTCCAAGTTTCTGTTTCTGTTTTCATGTTTTTAGTTTCTCTCCTTGTGAGATTCAATGATCTGTTTGACCATTGCTTTTTGTTCACCTATTCCGCAGTTACCTTGCATGACTTGATATGGCTCAACGCTTATATCAGTCAAAGCAAGTGCTTCGGTTAGGCGAGCAAAGTATGTCTTGGGTAGCCAAGAGTCGATCTGATAGTTGTTGTCTGAAAGAAGGTAAGCATCTTCGACAATTTGAGTGAGTTGTTCAGCAATGCAACCAACTGTGATGTCTCCTTCATCTCCCATCTTTACGTCATAGGGAGCGACCATTGCGTCAGGGTTAACGAGTCCATGTTTTGCTGAGAGGATGAACACGAAGTCGCAATGTCTCTCAGCACATTCAAGTTGTGCTTGGAAGTTGGTGCTTGTGTAGAGATTCCTAGCTTCTGTGGGATGATCTGTCTTAGCTGATCCGCATGGGATAATCCCGATTGATACTTCTCTAGCTTGAACAGCTGGATCACGGAAGAAGCGGTTGGTTCTCATCGTGTGTCGAGCCATGTATTTCCCGACTGCTGTTGCTATTCTTTCTGTGCTTGTTGTTTCTGCTCTCATGCTTTTCTCCTGTTTTTGTTTTTTATTTTTAAAATTACTAAAAAAAAGGGTAAATGTCAATAATTATGACAACAGAAAACCCTTATTTATCAACAAAGAGTTGCTTCTAATAAAGCGCCTTATTCTTTTATGTCCAGCGGTACTGGCGAAGCTCTTGATTACATGGCAATATTTTCTTAGCTGGTGCAGTATCTACTACCTCGCTTCTATATAGACGGACATGAGGACACCTGGATTTCGCTACCGCCCGATCCGGCTGAACACAACTACTGCACCAGCAACTCTCTTATGGTTCCATGCTTAGACTGTCATACGCTCATACCAACCGGGTCCCGATGCTCGAAATGCCGTAAAGCTAAAGAAAGAAACCGACCTCAACGCCCTGCATATCGCAAGGCATACAACGACCCTGTGTATCAAATGAATAGAAGGTACCTCCTAGCTTCTGCTTACACTTGCAAAATATGTGGACACCTACTTGGCAGCCAAGCAAAAACTTTCACAGCTCAAACAAATCACAGTTGCAAACCTGAAGTGGATCACATCATCCCCCTATCCCAAGGAGGGACTAACAACCTTAAAAATCTACAAGTCGTATGCCGGAGCTGTAATCAAGAAAAACGTCAAGAAGATAGACGTAAAGCTCTAAACAGTAAAAACCCTTAAATAAGGGCTTAAATGCTTAAATACACCTAGGGGGGTCAATACCGTAGGGGGGGTGTTTTTTTTATATAAACAGACGCTATATGTAC